ATAAACTTATGGCTTTCCTTAACATATCATTTTGCTCCTCTGTATTCCCCGGTTTACTAAGATCACTTATGAGTGTATGAGCTAAACATATTCTACTGATTAGCGGGTCCTCCGGGGTGAAATTTATTATTGGAGTTTCTTCCTCGTCACTCATTAGGTAAATACCCTTCTGTATCTACATCAAAAATTTCTCTTAGTTCATCTTCATTGTCATCTATAAGATCACTAAATCTTTCGATGATGTCCTCCGTAGTGATATTTAGTACCTCACATAAGAAGGAAGGTTCAGCTAGATTAGACACTCTATTTAAAAACTGTTTATGTGATAATGACATTTTTTATATTCTCCAGAGTACACCATTTGAACCCCTCCTTTTCACACCATTCAGACATGGTTATCTTACCGTTTTTGCGTACTTTTTTAGAGGGCTTATACAGGACAAAAATTAATTCATCCGGAGGGACTAGGGAGTTTTTTATTGATTTGTACTTCTGTACGTCACCTTCCCTAAAGAACCCTTTACATTCTACGATAGCATGACCATTCACAAAATCAGGTATATAATTCCTGTAAGTAACATAAGGAATTTTATGTTTTTCATAATGAAAAGATTCCCCTAAGATTGCCCCTACTTCCGATTCAAACTTATTTCGATACTGAACCACGGGAAACTTTCTTAGCACGGGTCAAAGCCTGTGTCATGGCCCCGTTTTGAGAGATAAAGGGGGAGCCTTGTAATTCCCAACCGTCATTCAATAAAACGGTCACTGTTTCTTCAAACCTGTCCGGCCTGGAGGAACTTACTACTTTATATTCAACAGCCATTAGGAGCTACTCTCTGCTTGAGGAGTAGTGTCTAAAGAAGCTACAGATGCGTTGATCTCCGCTATACGCTCCTCTATTTTAGCCTTGGTCTTTTCTAGAGATTCCTTCTCACCCATAAGTCTCTTCCGTTTAATCTCATTGATCTGACTATCGGAAACTACGATCACCTGTGGCTGAAAGAATGTAGAAAACAAATCATTAACAATCATAGTCTAATCTCCTTTACGTTGGGGTAGTTGACGACTTTACTTAAATACCTGGGACCACTTGAGTAGGCAAAGGCTTTTAAGTCCGGATAGCAGTGCTTTTTGTACTGGCAGTAGGAACACATAGTAGATAGTTTTAAGTTGCCCGACTTGCCATCCGGAATGACGTTTGAGCATTGAGAGGGAAGTGCCTCTGCCTTTACGGACTTTTTTACGGCTTCCACACGCTCCTCTATGTCTGCATTGTAGAACTCATACATAGGGTGATCCGTATCGTCCAGATCATACGTCAGGGTACATAGGTGACCGTTCTGTTTATCCATTGCTAGATAGGACCACTTCCGTTCCCCTTCCGAATGAGCATAAGCCTTCACTTGATCTATATATCCGAATGGATCATCAGCGGCAAGGCTACCGTCCTTAAACTTTTTAAATCCAAATGTGCTTGTGGACTTTACATCCACTACTTCTCCGTCGATCTTACAGTCCATGTGGCCCTTGACACCCCTGACTTCACACATTTTCTGCTCATCTGTAACCTTGTGTCCGGACATACGGACAAGGAACAAAATCATTTCCTCAATAAGATGCCCATAGAGAAACTTAATCAGAGTGTAGGCAGGGATTTTCTCTCCGATCCACTTGTGGAAACTGTACCACAGAACTCTGTCCGGCCTACCTATAGCGGATAACCTTAGACCTCCACGGCGGGAATAATTACCATTAGGCAAAAACTCCTTACGCATGATGTCCTTCATGGCCTCACCGAAACGCTCTATTTCTTCTTCCACGTTTACATCTTTAGGAACATTCCGGTTCTTCATAAGGGAATAAATATCCTCAACTAATGTGGATAAGGTTTTACTCATGGTAATTTAAAACCTCCCTCGTCAATATCACATGGAATGATAACTTCAAAATCATCTACGTCCGAACCATATTTTTCCTGTAGATGCCATCTAATTTCTCTAATAGCTTTCCAGATTTCTTTGTCTTCACTAATACTCATGTCTTCATTAATACTCATTTACTACATCCTTTTCCCATGTAAACGTATCAGTATTTTTATCATAAAATAGAAACTGAACATCTAAGTTTTGTTGTATCTTAGTCTTTTTTAAAGTAGAAAATACTCCTGTAACTTTAGATGGAGATAAAGTTTTAACGTCAACTAACACAATTTTGTTATTTACAATGTCCAATGAAATTATATCTACAGGACCAGTGGAAGATTCATTTCTAAATACTTCAAACCCGTTATCTAATAGATAAGACAGGGCTTTTATTTCCGCCATATCTCCCTTTCTTTTAGGGCAGATTTCTAGTGTGTATCTGCCCATGTTTTTCCTACCTTGTACTCGCCATCTAAGGGACAACGGAGGTTAAGTTTTATACCAGCCGCCTTAATACACTCCACAGCCAGCCATCCAAATTTATCTGCTTGATCTTCTCTCACTTCTGCTTGAAATTCATCGTGAATATTTCCTACAAACTTATAGTCTATACTATGTAGTTTAGCGTACTCATCCAGAATTGTCAAGGACTTTTTCATTACGACAGAAGCAGCGGATTGTAGTAGTGTATTAAGCGCAGCGTGATTACTCCTTATGACAAGTTTACGATTGTCGAGTCCCTTGAGGTATCCCCGAACAGCGGCATTTGAGACTCTTTCTCGTAACTGTCTAAGAGATGGCGTGTTTCGGAGAAATAACTCTTTAAGCCTTGCTCCATCTCTCTTAGTACCACCAACGATGCTTCCGATTTTCGCATCTCCGGCTCCATAGAGGAAAGCATAGATAAAAGTTTTAGCACTGTCTCTTGTTTCAAGTCCAGCAGCTTTCTGGTTAGCTGTGTGGACATCTCCATTGATGACTTCATGTGTATACTCCTCATCGTTCATGTAATGACATAACATTCTTAGTTCAATTCCGGAAGCGTCTGCGCCCACCAATTTCCTACCCTTAGGGACCGTCCAGCAACTCCGACAATCACTCCCGTAGGGTGAGTAACTAGCCGGGACTTGAGACATATTCGGGCTACTGTGGGTCATTCTCCCGGTCACTGCGCCTATTGTATTCACGTATCCATGCACTCTACCGTCCCGTTCAATAGCGTCTAGCCATGATTGTATTTGAGCGGTACGCTTCTGTACCAGTAGGTATTCCGCTATAAGCTGTGCTTCAGGGATGCCCGTGACCTTAGACAGTATGGCCTCGTCTACAATCACATGCCCCTTTTCGGTAAAGTTAGTGGGCTTCCATCCGAAATACTGTAGATACCTCCCTATCTGTTGACGGGAACCTAGATTAAACTCTGGGAACTCTATACGAGAAAAAGGACCAGTAACACATTCCCAATTATCCCCAAGAAACTTAAGACCGACATTTGATAACTCTCCATTCTTTTTATACTTAGGTTTGATTTCCTTGACATAGGATGCCAGAGGGATAAACTTATCATGTACTTCTTCCTCTATCTCTAACCTACGTTCCTTCAGGGTAGCAAGAAGATCAAGGCATTTCCGTTGATCTAATTCCCACCCGTTTTGAATTTGTTTCGTAATGATTTTCTGAACTTCATGTTCCAGATGGACACTTGTATCTCCAAAAGAAGCCAGCTTACTCGTAAGTACATCGTAAACTTTCTTAGTAACTCTAAGGTCCTGGGTACAATATTCCACCATCTCAGGGGTAAGTTTATCAAAATCAACGTGCTTACCTTTCGGAAAATGAAGACGATCACCCCATGCTCTAAGGGAGTGACCGCCTTCCAGTTGAGGATTATAGAGTTTTGACAGGATCAATGTATCGGTAACCTTTAAACCAGCCAACGATACGCCTACAATATTTTCCAAGTGAACTGCATCGAAATCTATAAAGTTGTGACCGATAACTTCTTCGTATTGATCGAACCATGCCTGTATCTCCTCTTTGTTAAATGGAAAAAGAAAGTTGCGTACCTCTCCCGATTCGTTCATCGTACCAATCATCCATACTTTCGTAACGGGTAACTCTGTGGTTTCTATATCTACGATAAGCTGACGGGTCATT